GGTGCTGTTGTAATGAAGAAGGCTCTAGTTTTGTTAGACGATGCAGCTAAAGAGTTAGGCTTTGACTATAAGTTTTTAGGTAACATACATGACGAGATTCAAACAGAGGTTGATGAACAACAGGCAGAAGATTTCGGCAAGCTCGCGGTGTCTTGCATTGTCCAAGCAGGGCAACAGTTCGGACTGCGATGCCCACTTGACGGAGAATACAAAATCGGAGACAACTGGTCGGAGACCCACTGATGGAGCAGATAGAATTACTACTAGAGGACGACCACTATGACTTAGGTGGTGACAGTAAAGAATGTAGTAAGTGCAAGGCAATACTACCACTAGAGAGGTTTTCGAGACATTCAGGAGGAAACTATTTAAGACCAGAGTGTAAATCATGCAACAACGAGCTAAGTAAGGTTAGAGAAGCACTAAAAAAGAAGCACGGTATGCCGTCTGAGGGTTACGTCTGTCCTATCTGCGAAGGGGATGAAGAGGCTGTCAAAGGGCGAGGAAACACAAAAAACGGATCTTGGGTGTTAGACCATTGCCACGAGACAGAGGCTTTCAGGGGCTGGTTGTGTCACAAATGCAACAGGTCTTTAGGAGGGTTTGATGACGACACAACTATGCTCGGTAGAGCCATAAAATACTTAGAGGACAACCAATGAGTAAATCAGTGTACAACCTAGTACCGGATATATACGATCTGGTTAAAACAAAAGAGACACCCGATGGTGTTGATCTGGAAGCTGCTATAGACGCTTTCGGTGAGAACGTAAAGGAGTTAATGAGAAAGGAGTTTGGTCGTGAGAAGTCTAATGACGGACGTACACTTCGCATGTCTAATATTGGTCGTGACGATCGCTATCTCTGGAATGTTGTAAACAAAAAGGAACACGGCGAGGAGATAGAAGGTCACACCTACGTTAAATTCTTATACGGTCACCTAATCGAAGAACTACTACTGTTCTTAACTAAAGCGGCAGGACACGAGGTAACAGATGAGCAAAAGAAAGTCA